TTTGAGTGCATCTTGCATAGCATTAGGTAAACCTTCAAGTATTTCATCAAACGCTTGCGCTTTCTTATACACGTCTTCAATCTCTTTTAGTAACCCCTCTGTGTCATTACCGTTATACGCACTAGTACTGATCACTGATTGTTCTATTTGTTTACGGTTATTCATTTGTGTCTTCCTCCATTTGCCCTAAAAATTCGTAGAACTCATTTGTTCCGTCTAGTTCTTCCATTCGCGACAGTATAATATCTGCAGTGCTTTTACCTCCTATATAGAGAGCTCCTATCCTGTTCGCTTTGCTCTCAGGGTGTAGTTCTCTAATTTTAAAACAGTAATGTTCGTATCTTCCAAGCAATTCATTTTTGACTGTGCGCCACATGTTCTCCAGCTCTTCGTTACGTTTTCTTAACTTAGCTATATCCTCGATAAGCTCATCTCGTTGCTTCTTGTACTCATCACGTTCGTCTTTAAAAACTTTTGATTGAGCTCTAAAGTGTCTTATTGCACTTTGCTCATCAGTGATAGAGTCAACATTTTCAGCTCCATGTTTTTTCATGAAATTAATTAATTCTTCTCTTGTTGGTTGTATCATTATATTGCCTCCACTTTTTCGACTTCTATGCTTGCAGTTTCGAACGGGAGCTTTTTACGAATCAGTTTTAATACCATGTTCGTGGCTTTTTCCTCATTCGTACTTTTCACGAAATAATGTTTCTTTAATTTATAATCACATTTAGATGCAAAGAACTTGATACAAAGACATACTTTATAGGTTTGCATCATACTACCAACTCCCCATCTTTCCAAATTAATGTCATAGTTTTATCTTCGTTTAGTATATAAAACGCTCTGGAAGTACCGTCTATCAACTCTCTGATTGAATCATTTTCATATATTTCAAAACCTTCAATATCGTTTAGTTCTACTAGACAATCAAACTCAGTATCTTCAGTGACTTCCTCTGTGATTTCTACAGTAAAAATATCTTTATCTGTTACTACTTTTGTATAAAACCCATGCCCATCAGTTGAAAAATGTACTTCGCTACATTCTCCAAGCGTGCCCATTCTATCTGATTGAAACACTTTACTTTCAACTTGTTCAGGATTGTTCCATGCCCATTCCACCAGTTCGAGTAGCGTCATCTTCTTTTTTCTTTTAATCTTTGCCATTATTTCCATCTCCTCTAAAATAAAGTTGGTTGCTTCTGTTCCTCATATTCCAAATCATGTTGCTTTATATATATTTCGAGCTCTTCAGCAGTATCAAATGTCTTTTTCACGCCTTTAAACATCGTTTTATAATGTCCGTGAAAGTAATAAGTGCCATTGACTTCGTGAACATGTGCAACTTGTTCGTTATCCTGATAAAGATATCTCTTAGATCCGAAAAATTGGTTTAAGTATTCTTTACATGCGCTATCGGTTTTAGGCATTTATACTTCCTGCCACTTCTTGAACATTTGGTTATAAGTGACATCGAACCAGTACGGATCACGTGAATGTTTTTGAGGTACATTAAACAAATGTGGCTTCTTTCTTCTTAGCTCAGCTTCTTTCTTTCGCTGTCTTTCCAATTTACGTTCTTTGCTCTCTCGCTCCATGATTTTGGATAACACAATTTCTTTATACTCAGCTAAGCGCATACCATAAGGTGCATGTAAGGCTTCTAACAACGCCCAGCCACCTCGTACTCTTTTTGCAACCATTCCTGGAGTTAAACCATTCTTTTTTATCAATTCATTTTCATGTTCGGTAAATTTATATGGTTTACCGTTAATCTTTACGATACTCATTTATTCCACCTCTATATACGCATGTCTTATTGTTATGTTGTCATACTTTAGTAATTCATTCGGATTGTCATCTAAGCGCTTTGCCAGCGCATCTTTTTCATCATCCACATCATCAAAATGCTGATATTCAACTTCTGTAGGTATCCTTATATCAATCGTTGCATTTATATATGCTTGTTGTTGCATTAGATCACTTCATTTCTCTTTTGCGTTCTCGTCTTGCTTTAATTAATTCCTCGTAAGTAATCCATGTTTTGCCTGTGTACTTAGGTGCTTTACATATCCAATTGAGTTTTATGTTTCTGTATTTATGTCTGAAAATCTTAGCTTTAAGTTTTGCTACTTCGGTTGGCATACCTTTAATGTCGATAACTTCAATCAGTTTGTCATCGAGATATAACGCGAAGTCTGCAATATATTCAATCTTTCGTTGTTTATCTAGTTTTGGTAATAATTCGAATTTCGGTTGTATTTCGATATGATCATAGTTAGTGCCATTCATATTACTTTCTAAATATTGGTAATATTCGCACTCTACTTTGCTATCAAATACAATTCCTTTGTACTCAACTTTCTTAGCGTTGTATTTACTCACTGTGCCACCTCTAAATATCAAATATCGTTGCTTGTAATCCTAGCTCTTGCTCATACAGAAGCCCATGAGCGCCTTTGAATCGTTTTAGGTCACTATCAGTCATAATTTTCTTTTCGTCGCTGAAATGGGCTCCTGTGAGCGAATAAACTTCATTTACGTTGTCTTCATGTTTGATAACCTTAATATCTTCTGTGCCATCTTCTCGGTATAAGTAATATTTTTCTTTCGGCATTTTTAACACTCCTTAATATTCGACGATAGCGGGGCGTGTGTGACGTTCTGCAAGTTTTTGGACAAATAGGTCATATAACTTATTTTCGTCGCCCTGCGCCTCGTCTATGAGTTTCTGAGCGTACATATCTGAACACTCAAGTTTAGTTTTTAAAAATTCTTTGGTTACCATGCGTCTCGCTCCCTGAAATCGTCTCCGATTACTCTTACTTTTCTAGAGTTGTGTTTCATTCTCGAATTGATACGTTGCCAGTTGGTATTCTGATTTAACTCTTTATCACTAAAGTTAGTTGTAAAGATGTTGTTTTTACCTACTCTGTTATCAACAATGCTAAAAAGTTTATTTAAAGTGTGTTCTGTGTTTTCTACACCCATATCATCTAGTACAAGTAAATCAATATCACTTAGCAATCTGACTAACTCGTCTGTAGTTTCTTCTGCGTTTTTGTTGTATGTCGCTTTGATACGATCCATCAACATTGGTATGTGCATAAAAGCAACCGTATGTCCTTTAGCTTTAACTGCTTTTGCGATAGCGTATGCTAGGTGGCTTTTACCAGTTCCGTATGAACCTTGCAATATTAATGATTTTGGTTCTTTTGTAGAGAAACCTTGTACATACTCTATTGCTGTTTGTTTAGCGTGTACTTGTTTTTCATTTTGTGGCTTATAGTTGTTAACTGTTGCATCTCTTAGAGACGGATTAACATTTGATTGATTGAAAATATAATCAAGTTTCTTTTGTTTATTCCTTTTGTATTCTTCATAAGCCAATCTTTGAATTTCACATTCGCAACCGTCTTTGTATTCATATCCATTTTCAAACTTATATAAGTCATATTGATGCCCGCATTTATCGCAATTCTGTCTTAGTATTACTTCGATTGGTTGATATTTTTTTAAACTCTCGTTTATTTTTTCGTTGAATAACGGTTTCATAAGATCCTCCTAGTCCCAATAACTTTCGTCGTACTTCATACGTTCCAATTGATCTATGCCAGTTTCTTTAATCTCTTCGCTATAATCATTCATATAGCTTTCGTTAGTTAAAAATGTTTTAGGGTACTTTTGATATTGTTTGTCTGTAATAGTTTTTAAATATTCTCGAGTACCTTGCATGATTTGCTCAAAAGTATGTTTCTTTAAGCATGATTTGAATTTAGTGAAAGACATCTTCTTATCTTTTTTCTTGTTGTAAAGTTTCCACCATTCCTCAAATTGCTCATGCGTAACGTCAGTTGCGCTATTATTTGAACTTAAGTTCTTATCTATATCTTTTTCTTTATCTCTTTCTAATTCTTTATCTAATTCTTTATCTTCTTCTGTTGCGTGACTGTCACGTGACGTCACGTGACCATTTAGCAATTTTCTGTTGTTTTCTCGTTGCTTTTGTTTCCTCAACCTGTTCTGCGCCCTGATTTTCTCGAGTCCTTCGATGTTTTGGTGCTTTTCCCAGTTTGTCACTTTTATGACACCATTAACTTTTTCAATCATGCCCAATGTCTCAAAAGTTTGAATTGCTAACCTTATTGAGTTAATAGGTCGGCTAAACTCATTTGCTAACATTTCTTCGTTATACGGCAAGTTTTCAGATAACATAATGTAACCTTGTTCGTTGTACTTTCCTGATAAAGTTAGCAGCTTAACCCAAATGGTTATGATCGTATCTCTTTCGGGTAAAGCTTCGATATATTTGATTTTGCTGTCATCAAACATGCCAACTTTAAGTTTTATCCATGATACTTCTCCCATTGTTTTCTCCTTTCAGCATTTTATTGAGCCTCTCATCAACTTTTATCCACGAGTCATGCAAGTGGTATTTATCATCAAACGACTTAACGCCAATCGCATGTTGCTCGTTGTGATGTTCGCGACATAACGCTAATACATGTTTGTCATAGTGGTTCATTTTGTTTCTGTTCATGCCTCTGCCGACTGCTTCATAATGTGCCAGGTCTGCGTGAGGCTTTCCGCATATTACACAGTTGCGGTTGATTGTAGCCCAATATAATAACGCTTTATCTTCGCTTAACAACTTACTCGTTTCTACACTCATAGGTATTTGATGATGAAACATAAACGCTATAATCAGTTCTATTAACTCCCTTGCGACTTTCATTGAACAGTCACGCAGACTGATTTCTTCATAACCTTTCATAATTTCCAATTCTGTTTGTAATAATTTTCTAGTTGATTCTACTGGTTCGCCCCAGTGAAGTTCTATATCTCTACACATTGCGAATATTTTTTTGCGTTGTTCTATAGATAGTTTTTTATTATCCGGAACCTCTACTTCTGCTTTTAGTGGATATCCGTTTTCTAGTAAGTCAATGTGACTTTGTTCAAGTTCAACACCAGTAGCAACGACGGAATAAGTGCCGTCATTGTCTTTCTGGTATCTTGTAATGTATTGCATTTAAACCACACCTTAAAACGCTAAATCTTGGTCGTCATATCCAAATTGGCCACTGCTTTCAAATGGATTGCTTTGTTGAGACATTGATGTTTGTTGTTGTGCCCCGTTATTTTCTTCAGCTTTTTGCTTATCTGTCTTCGGAATAGGTTTGTTAACAACATCATCGCCCTTTTTGTAAGGTTTAATAAATGAAAAATCCGTAAAATACTTACCTTCATCTTCATTGAATTTCCATTTCAATACCAAGTGACAAAACTTACCAATAAGATCATTGGTATCAAAATCTAAGCTAGGAAGATTTAACTTAATACCTAATCGAGTAACTAATTCAATCAATTGTTTTTCTTGGAAATCATATTTATACGGCGGTACAAATTGATTATGTTTATATTGTTTGCCTTCATCATTTTCAAATACGATTGTGAAATATCTATTTTCTCTATCATTGAATTCAATATTTTTAACTTTCACTGTGAATTCTCCAGCTTGAAACCCTGCTGAGCCGTTATAAAACTTTTCTTGATTTGTTTCTTTAGTAAATTGCGCTTGTCCTGTGATTTTCATAATTAAATACCGTCCTTTTAATTAATTTTTAGTTTCCATTTCTAATTGCTTCTACTACGTCCGTAATGCTAGGATTTGCAAATTTCTTATTGTTAATTGTTATTGAAGGTGAATGTCTAATCTTTGTTTCAAACGTATTAGAAGGTTCAGCGTTTAGAATATATCTAGCTTTCTTTTCTCCGTTATCATCAAATTCTTCAATCATTGCCCTAGCTAACACATCACTTTGAGAAGTAATAGCTTTTTTAATTTGTTCTTGCGCTTCAATAGTGATAGTAGGGTTGATAGTGCTACCTTCATCATCTTTATCTTTGTTGATACCTTCATGACCTGTAATAACAAAGTGGAATTTGTATTCTTCTTGAAGTTTTCCTATTAATCTGTACATACTGACAATTCGTTCAGCAACTTCTCCCCAATCATTAAACGTTGGTTTTTTAGACTTATTTTTCATCACATCATTCAATGTCATATCTCTAAGTTTTTGAATAGTTTCAATAACTACAACATTGATTTCTTGTCCGTTTTCTCTCATCTCCTGTAAAATTTGAGGTAAAAAATTTACAACATAAACAAAGTGTTGATAGTTCTCGATTTCTACGTCTGATCCTTCGTCAGTAACCGTTGTTCCACCTTCGTTAATGTCAATGACGAAAGCGTCTTTATCTCTTGTAGCAAACGTGGTTTTTCCTGAGCCAATTTTTCCGTATACTGCAAATTTATAGAATTTCCTTTTATTTTTCTCAGCGATATTATTTATCTTTAGTTTTTTGAGTATGCTTACTTTTTCTTGTGGTTCTTGTTTTTCCTCAGTCATGTTCTACCTCCTCATACTCAATTGTTTCTGTCACTGTTTTCTTGATTGCTTTGTGCTTAGACATATCAATAACAGTTTTGTCTAGTCCGTCGAATTCTCTTGCGTCTCGCATATCAGTTGAATACTTCACTGTATCGTTCACTTCGGTTGGTCGGTTTGTAATAAATAGATTTTCATCTTTATGCTTGATTAGATAAGTTACAGTCTGCTTCATAGCGACCTCCTACCATCTCATGACTAAGTTAATTAGTCTGTCCTGTTCGTCTGTGTTCTCTTCAATCCATTCATCTATTGCTTGGTTGAATAAGTCTGATGCCATATCTAAGTCATTCTCATCTACGACATAAGCATGTTTAATTGGTACGTTGTTCATATCTTTAACTTGTATTGATATGCCCATATGACCTTTTAAAATGAATAGCTTAAAATCGAATCCGTTAACATGAATATTTTTGCGTATGATTTCGCCTATTTCGTAATACATCTTGACTTCCTCCGTTTTTCGTTTTATATTGAACATGAATTTTTTCTTAAGTGTTTTGTTTGATACTGTTACTTGTTGGCGCAAGTAGCAGTTTTTTTATTCTTCATAAAAGTATTCTTTATAAAATATGAATGTTGCGATACTTGCGAATCCCGCAATTGACCACGCTGTAGTGAAGTATAGAAACGGCATGAGTACAATCGCTAAGACTGTGAAGCATAATACTGCTAATAGATAGCTTTTATAAATGTTACTCATTTTCTTTTTTCAACGCCTCCATTATTCTTTCGTCTGACAAGCCGTGATAAGGGAATTTTTCTCTAGCTAATTGGACTGGTATTCTGCCTCGAATCGCAATGTAACCTTCGTCTTCAAGCTCTTTATTCAGTTCTCTTATTATTTGTCCTGCTTTGGATTTAGAAACAGATAAAATTACTGCAAGTTCTTTAGCTTGCAAACTATTTTTTATCATATCTATTCCTCCTTTTTATTTTTGTGTTGTGTATAATTTAGTTATCTCCTAGTGAAAGGAGGTGATAAGTATGGAATTTAATGATTTTCAAAATTTCTTTGGTGAACTTAGTAATCAAGCCGAAAAAGAATTCGGTGGTGACAGTGACTTTTTTAGAGATAGAATAAATAAGTTGAAAGAAGATGCTCCTGAAAACGTATCTTACGAAATTATTTATTCAATAGCTTTATACGAAAGCTTAAAAGCTCAACAAGATATGAAAATTTTGAATACAGTTAAATATCTTTTAGATCGTGACTAGCAATATCCAACAATGATTTGCTCTGAGCATTATTAATTTTTGGATAATCAAAATTTCTAAGTTTAAATCTTGTGTTTTTCTCAATCTTTACAACCTTCCACGTCACAACTGCCATTGTGATGAGGAGGGTTGTTTTGTATAGTGTGTTCATTGATAATTCCTCCTATTAAGATTTTTATTTTTCTCCTAAAAACTTATTAACAAAGTATTGTTGTCCTTTGCCTGTTACTTTTGGCGTCTTACTAATTGATGTGTGACCGTCCGAATGTGTGATTGATGTTTCTTTAATTTCGAATAACTCACGTTCCATTGAATACTGTGTAGGCATGTTATAATCCACACCCTTGCGTTTAATAAGGAATCCGTTTTGACGTAACCACTCAAACAATCTGCGTTGCCCGATGTTTACACCGTTTTGTTTAATGATCTTTGCTAACTCTCCAACTAAAATTGATGTCTTAGTAGTAGCTACTGCATCTGCAAATACAATTTTTGGTTTATCACGTTCAATCTTTGTTTCTAATTGATTGATTGTGTTGTTAGCAATTTTTAAAGCACGTTGCATAATCATTTCTGGGCTGTTCCATGCTTTTTCAACTTGGATGAAGTATTGTCTTGCACGTTTACCAGGTTCACTACGTTGAATCATTGCGATTTCTTTTGCAGTGTCTAGTGTGAGTGCGTGGTCAATATAGTGTGTCATATTGCCTTGAGCTGTTGCTCTTTTTTGAGCGATAGCTGTGTAATCTGTATTTTCTTCAAATCCGTATTTAAGCATTCTTGGAAACCAATCTTTATATGCTGTCTTAACTTCTAATGCTTGATGAAGTTCTCGACCGCTGATTGCGATTTCTCCATTTTCTTTTTCTTGAATATTGAACATTTCTCCGATGTTCGAATTTGTTTGTAATGCTTGCATATTGTTTATGCTCCTTTCTGCTATACTCCTATTAAGGAGGTGAATGACTTATGACTAATGAAGCTAAATTTGTCCTTTTACAACTTTATTCAATTTACCTTGATAGAATTGACGAAGGTATGTCTAAACGTTCTGCATCTTATTTCGGTAGTGATGAATCCTCATTTAACGCTTTCTTTTTAGATTTTAATTTTGAAGACTATATCGATGCAGTTCTTGAATTAAAGCATAGAGATTTTGTAATTGCTTCTGCTGAAGATGGCGGTTTTCTTGAGATGGCTCTTTCTCGAGAAGGTATCGCCTACTCAGAATCAGAATCCAAAAAAGATTACAAAACACTTATGGATTTAATTAGAGATTTGAAAAAATTAATAATCTAAAATCCAATCATCTGCTATTAAATCGTCTGCGCTAGGCTGCCACCTTCCGGCGGCGGTTTGTCTTTTTTTCTTATAGTGTCTAGATACGACTAGGCATTGATAACGCTGCAAATTAGTTGGTAATATCCCATACACATCTTGATTCTCTCTCCTTATACTTATTCCTTTCTCCATCGCTAGCTTCGTTGCTTCTTGAATGTTCATTTGTTATTCCTCCTATTAAGATGTTTGTTTTTCTTTAAATGCTAAAATAATTGATTTCTTTTTATCATTCGTAAATACGAAATTTTCGTATTCATTACCTAAAAAAATATCATCATATTTAACATTAAAAGCACTCATATACTTAGAAAGTAAACTATCTTTAATGTTTGTAGAGTCTTTTTCCATATTTTGAATTGTACGTGATGAGACCTTAAATAAATCTCCTAACTCTTTTTGAGTCAATCCGTAATCAGTCCTCAACTCTTTTAATGTTTTCATGTTGTCACCGCCTTTCGTAAACCTAATATAATACGAAATTTTCGTATTGTCAACATTAAATACGTTTTTTTCGTAAAAAAACTTTACTATGATATGAAAATTTCGTATAATAAGAAAAAAGGAGGTAAGTAATATGAACAAAGAAAGAAATATTATTATAGCCAAAAACATTAGAAAATTTCTCAACGATTCAAATATGTCTCAAAAGAAACTTGCTGAACTCATTAACATAAAACCATCTACTTTAAGCGATTATTTAAATTTACGTTCCAACCCCTCTCACGGCGTTATACAAAGGATAGCTGATGTTTTCGAGGTTGGTAAAAGCGACATAGATACTACATACAAAGACGATAACGACATCACTTCCATATACAACAAACTCACACCTCCCCGCCAAGAAAACGTACTTAACTATGCAAATGAACAATTGGAAGAACAGAATTCTAAAGGAGATAACGTTGTAGATATTAATTCATATAAACAGGAGAAAACTCCAGTTAACGTCAATGGTTGCGTCTCTGCTGGTGTAGGAGAACGTTTACACGATGAAACGCTATTTACTGAAATGGTTAAAGGACCTATCCCCACACACGATTTAGCGTTAAAAGTAAATGGTGATTCTATGGAACCTATGTTTAAAGATGGCGAAATCATATTTGTGGAGAAAACTCACAATATAAAGAATGGACAAATTGGTATATTCATCATTGAAGAAGAAGCGTACGTTAAGAAAGTCTTTGTTGAAGATGATAGATTGACTCTAGTTTCACTAAATAAAGATTACGACGATCTACACTTTTATAGAAATGAAAGTGTGAGGTTAATTGGAAAAGTTATTTTATAAAAGGAGCACTTGCAAATGAAAAAATATGATATTGCAGTCTTAGACTTTGAAACTATGAATGAACATATGAACAGCCCTTGCGAAGTTGCTGTATCTTTAATTAAGGATTTATCAATAGTAAAAGTTTATTCATCTTATATTAATCCTCCTAATAATAGATATAACTTGAAAAACGCTAAAATACATAAAATACCTGAAGATGTCATATTAAAAGCACCTAAATATCCAGATATTTACCAAGAAATTCTCTATCTTTTAAAAGAATCACATTTAATTATTGCTCATAATGCACTTTTTGATATTTCAGTATTAAAAAATACTAATAATTATTATGACTTACCTGTTCCAAACTTCATGTATGTCGATAGTATAAATATCTTTAGAAGCTTCCACGCAATCTCTAGTTTTAAATTAGAAAATTTGTGTAGCTTATATGATATCGATAAAGAAAAATTACATTCTGCTAAATTTGACGTGCTAGCTTTATCGAAGATGTTGATATCACTCGCTAAAAACAATCAGCATTATAGTGTATTAAAATTAATACATTATATGCCTAAGCAATACATTAGATTTAGCAAATATTCTAACTCTCCAACTAAACTTTTCGATTCAGGATTTCAAAAAATTCATATGAAAATATCTGAGATTAATAAAATAGAAGTGGAAAGTGTAATCCCTATTTTAAAAGATAAAAATGTTGTTTTTACAGGTAATTTTGACACTGAAAAACAAGATTTAATGATATTAACTAGAAAGAAAGGAGCTTATATCAGAAGTGACGTAACTGCAAAAACAGATATTTTAGTCGAAGGTGTTCAAGATGATAAATATAAAGATGTGAACGGACTAGTTTCAAAACAACGAAAAGCTCGAGAATATGTTGGAAATGGTGCAAAAATTCAATTTTTAAATGAAGAAGACTTAATAAATTTAATAAAGGAATAATAACGATGATCAAAAAAATTTTTACAAAAAAGCATGTATTCTTAGTTATAGAAGATGAAAACCATAATCACAGTGATGCTGTTTTTGGAAAAAGTATATTACTTTCAATTTACGTCGGTGTGAATAAAAAGACTAATTCTAAATCAGGGAAATTTATATACCTTGACAGATCTAAAAGAATCGTTAGACAATCTGATATCACCAAAATAGAATCAGCTAACGAAAATGATGTAGATTTTTATAATTTACTGAAGAAAGAAAAGGAAATTGTTTATTCCAAAAATATAGTAGATAAATACAATTTAGCGAACTATATAATTTACTACGAAGTTAGTACTAAAGAATAAACCAATCCATTATTTCATAATACTAACCTTAAATTTACAGAGGTTTTAATTATGAAACATGAAAAAAGCAATCTTAACTTTAAGTCTTATATTTATTACCTACTACCTCACTTTTAAATATATGTGGATTAAAGAATTGAAGTATTAATTATGCTTATTTAAAAAAGACGTCTATTTCAGCAGTGTTTGAAAGGAAGTTTATAATGAAAATAACTAATTGCAAAATAAAAAGAGAAACTGTAATATACGAAGTTTTAACTAGTGGTAATCAACCATTCACTTATGAGTTACCTAAAGATTTATCGTCACATAATGCGCGTAAATACTTGGAATTTATTTCACAAAAAATAGATGGCGATAAGTTAACCAAAGAAGATTCATTATGATTTTACTAATCAAAAAACGTCTACAAGTGTAGACGTTGAATGGTGGTGAGAGTGTGAGCGAGAATAAAGGAGAAATGATGACGCATAATATAGAAAAACGCATTAATAAATTAAAAACTTCTGGAAATCCAAAATTTAAAAAATTAGATTCAGATATTCACTATTTACTCAAGAGATTTGAAGGTGAAAAAAACCATAAAGGTTTTTATCCAAAGTTTAAACAAGGAGAAATAGTTTTTGTAGATTTCGGTATAAACGTTAATAAAGAATTCTCTAATTCACACTTTGCAATAGTGATGAATAAAAATGATTCTAATACGGAAGATATAGTAAATGTTATTCCCTTATCTTCTAAAGAAAACAAAAAGTATTTAAAGATGAATTTTGATTTGAAATGGGAGTATTATTTAAGATTGTTTTTAAATTTAATTAGCGCGCAAAATAATTCAGCTATATTAAAAGAAGTTTTCGATAAAAAATACCAAAAAAACAACACAGAATTCATCACTAAAGATTATTTTAGTGAATTTATATCTGATAGTTTAGAAATTGAAAATAAATTAAATAAAATTGACAGAAACATTAATAACATAGTATCAGCAATTGATAAGGTAAAAAAATTAAAAGGTAATAGTTACGCTTGCATAAATTCTTTCCAGCCGATTAGTAAGTTTCGCATAAGAAAAGTTTTACCCCAAAAAATTAAAAATCCAGTAATAGATTCTTCGGATATTATGTTACTGATAAATAGAATTAATAATAATATATTGCAGATTCCTGATATAAGATGATATAATTTTAATATATTAAAGGTTTATCCTTTAAAACACGTATATATTCGTTACCATTTTTGGTAATTAACCATGTAATCTTATAACTATAAGTGGCGTCTGTATTTTATACAGGCGTCTTTTTTTATACAATTTTCATGGGTAGCCCGCCTACCCTTATTATTTTTTGCCAATTTTGAGGAGGGAACGCATGAAAACACGTTGTTACGATGGTAAAAAATGGCAATATGAATTTAAGTATGAAGGAAAAAGATACCGTAAGAAAGGTTTTAGAACAAAGCGTGAAGCTAATTCTGCTGGACTAGACAAGTTAAATGAGTTAAGAAGTGGTTTTAATATAGATAACTATATAACTCTTGAAGAATACTTCGAAAATTGGATTAAAACGTATAAACAACCTGTTGTTAAAGAAAATACCTACCGTCATTATAGAAATGCATTACAACATATACAAAAACATAAAATAGGTAAAATGGAGTTATCAAAGATAAATAGACAAGTTTATCAGAAATTCATAAACGATTATTCAAAAGAACACGCAAAAGAAACTATAAGAAAAACAAACGGTGCTATTCGGTCAGCTTTAGATGACGCATTATATGATGGGCTTATTTTTAAAAATCCCGCTTATAAAGTTAATTATAAAGCCGGAAAACCTACGAAGTCAGAACAAGAAAAATTCATCTCGGTAACTGAATATGAAATACTAAAAGATCACGTCAGAAAGAAGAGAACTCGTTCATCATTAGCGCTATTCATAATGATTTGTACGGGTTGTCGTGTCAGTGGTGCAAGAAATATAAAGATTGAGCATATCAACCAAGTGAAAAACACTATATTTATTGACGAGCGAAAAACCGATACTTCCCCTAGATATATCAGTATCGCTAAATCTGATATGAAACACATTATGGACGTCATAAGTACATTTGCAATTAGCTATGATGGTTACATTTTCAAAGAAGCCGGATCTATAATTAACCTTCATGCTATCAATAATGCTTTGAAATCAGCCTGTAGAGTCAATAATATATCAATTATTACATCGCACGCATTAAGACACACTCATTGTTCTTATTTACTAGCAAAAGGTGTATCTATACATTACATTTCTAAAAGATTAGGTCATAAAAATATAGCAATAACTACATCCGTGTATTCTCATTTGTTAGAAGAAAAATTTAATGAAGAGGACAAAAAAACAACTAAAATTTTAGAAAGTATGTAATTTAGGGACCCATTAGGGACTCCAAACCCAATAAATACTGTTGTTACAAGGTTTCTATGTATCCAAACTGGGGGCAATATAAACGCGCTGATTTAATCGGACAATCTTCTTATATTAAAAATAATGATGTCGTAATATTCAATGAAGCATTTGATAATGGTGCATCAGACAAATTATTAAGTAATGTGAAAAAAGAATATCCTTATCAAACACCTGTACTCGGCCGTTCTCAATCAGGGTGGGACAAAACTGAAGGTAGCTACTCATCAACTGTTGCAGAAGATGGTGGCGTAGCGATTGTAAGTAAATATCCTATTAAAGAAAAAATCCAGCATGTTTTCAAAAGCGGTTGTGGATTCGATAATGATAGCAACAAAGGCTTTGTTTATACAAAAATAGAGAAAAATGGTAAGAACGTTCACGTTATCGGTACACATACACAATCTGAAGATTCACGTTGTGGTGCTGGACATGATCGAAAAATTAGAGCTGAACAAATGAAAGAAATCAGTGACTTTGTTAAAAAGAAAAATATCCCTAAAGATGAAACGGTATATATAGGTGGCGACCTTAATGTCAATAAAGGCACTCCAGAGTTCAAAGATATGCTTAAAAACTTGAATGTAAATGATGTTCTATATGCAGGTCATAATAGCACATGGGACCCTCAATCAAATTCAATTGCGAAATATAATTACCCTAATGGTAAACCAGAACATTTAGACTATATATTTACAGATAAAGATCATAAACAACCAAAACAATTAGTCAATGAAGTTGTGACTGAAAAACCTAAGCCATGGGATGTATATGCGTTCCCATATTACTACGTTTACAATGATTTTTCAGATCATTACCCAATCAAAGCCTATAGTAAATAG